CCGCAAACTCGACCCGGTGAGGGCACGGATCTTATGGGCATCCTCCGTAAGTCGCCACCCCCGCTGATACTCTGGCCCCGCTGGTTCTCCCTTCGGCGCGAGGACCATGTGGCTCTGGGCTCAGGCCGGGGCCTGCCGGGTGGAGCCCCTCCCGTTCTTCGTGACGGTGGTAACGGGGAGGCTCCACCCGGCCGTCCTTTCCCAGGTCTTGCCGGGGCTCCTCGGGGTCCTCTAGGTTCGGGGCTCCACCGTCACGAAGGACCCGATGACCGAGACCCTCGACGCCCCCGCCGCCCCGCTCGAAGCCGGGCTGACCTCCTACTCCGGGCTGACTCTCCACAGGCGATGTCCACAGGCCTGGGCCTACCGCCACCTCCGGGGGCTGACCCGCGCCGAGGACGAGATCGCCCCCTGGCGGGACCTCGGCTCCTGGTGGCACGCGCTCCGCGCCGTCGACTCCATCGAGCGGGGGCTCAGCCTCGGCTCCCTGCGCTACGCCCCCCGCCGGATCCGCACCACCGACAACGGCCCGGTGCTCGCCCGCCACGGCGAGGACACGAGCGGCGCGATCTACCGCTTCGAGTCGGGGCGGACCTTCGCCCCGAGCCCGACCGTGATCCTCGACCTCGCCTCCGGCTGGTGGGCGGCGCTCTCGGCCGACGAGCGGGACGCCTGGGTCGAGACGACCGGCGAGGACCTCCCTGCCGCCCTGGCCCGCCTCGACCTCTCCTGGCGCTGGCGCTGGCGCGACGACCTGCCCAACGAGGCACCGCTGGGGGTCGAGGTCCGCATCGAGCGCCCGATGCCCCGCAGCACCGAGATGTTCAAGGGCTACGTCGATGAGGTCTACGAGGACACCTCCAAGGGGCTGATCGTCGTCCGGGATCACAAGGCGAAGAAGGCCTTGCCCACGATGGACACCCGCGACGATCTCCTCGACTCCCAACTCCACCTCTACACCTGGGGGGTCCTCCCGATCCTGACCGAGTGGGGCTTCACCCCCCACGCCACGGCCTACGACCGGATCCGCTCGGCCCCGCCGAAGCAGCCCCAGGTCACCCAGGCCGGGACGCTGAGCAAGAGCGTCACCGACTACGACGTGGCGACCTACCTGGACTGGGCGGCGGGCGGGGTGCCCTACCCCGGCCGCAAGAAGGACGGCAGCGACGGCGGCACCTACGTCGCCGAGGCTGCCGTCGCCGAGCGGCTGAGGTCGCCCGCCGTCCTCACCATCTGGCACCAGCGGACCCTGGTCCCGCTGAACGGCAACATCATCCGCGCCCACCTCCTCGCCTCCGCCGACACCCTCGCCGACGCCCAGCGCACCCAGGCCCGCTTCGCCGCGACCGGGCAGGCCGCGCACAACTTCGGGGACGCCTGCCGCTTCTGCGACTTCGCCGCCCTCTGCCGCGCCGAACTGATCGGCGGGGTGGAGGGCGAGTACCCCCCGGAGGCCTACGGACTCATGCTGATCCAGCCTCGTCGGGAGCCCCCGGCCGACCCCTTGCCCCGATAGGATCGGGGGTACTACGTCCGCCGTCACGATCCACTCGAAGGAGCAGAGCATGGCCGCAGCATCCCCATCGAGGACCCGCGTCGAGGTCGGCCAGCCGATCCGCGCCGGTCAGTTCGCAGGGCTCGATCTCATGGGAGCCGATGACCTCCCACCGGACTACGGCCGCTGGCTGATCCACGGCCCGCAGGGCTCCGGCAAGACCACGCTGGCGGCCACCATCGCGGCCCTCGGCCCGACGCTCTTCCTCGACCTGACCGGGGAGAAGGGGGTGCGCTCCTTCCAGCGAGCGCCCTACTCCTCCAACATCACCGTGGTCAGGCCCACCTCGATCACCGCGCTGGACGACGTCTACTGGCAACTGGCAGCGGGCGGGCACCCCTACCGCTGCGTCGTCCTGGACTCCATCACCGCCGCCCAGAAGATGACCATGCGCTACCTGCTCGGCCACGATGAGACCGCCGTGCGCGAGATCCGCAAGGGAGTCGCCCCGGCCGACATGAGGACCTGGGGCCAGTCGTTGGACGTGATGACCGACGTCGGGATCTTCTGGTTCGGCCTGGCGGACGGGCAGCGGCCCCAGCCGATCCACGTCGTGTTCACGGCGCAGACGAAGGTCAACGAGGACGACTTCGGCAACATCTCCCGGAGCCCGGACGTCCAGAAGGGCGCTCTCTCGCTGATGATGGCGAGCCCCGACTACATCCTCTACACCGACGTCGAGGAGAACCCCGACGCCCTCGCCGACGACTCCCAGGCCCCCGTCCACCACATCGTCCGCTTCGGGGCCAACCCCGACTACCGGACGAAGGCCCGACTCCCCTACGACCTGCGGGGCAAGATCCCGCCCATCCTCGGGCGGCGTCGTCCCACCTCGCTGGCAGAACTTTCGCGGGTCCTTCGCATGGGCGGAGTCCCCGAGGCCCCGGCGCTGCCTGCCGCCGAGCCTGAGACCGTCACCCCCGCGCAGGCCTGAGAGGAGCAGCAAGCATGGCTGAGACCGTCGTAGACCTCACCAACTACAAGGACAGGGTAGGCAGCCGGGTGGATCCCGGTCGCTACGTCGTGACCGTGACCGACGCCGAACTCGATGAGAGCAAGCAGGGCAACCAGATGATCAACCTCTGGCTCCAGATCCAGGGCGGCGAGTTCGCCGGTCAGGGCCTGGTGGACCGGCTGGTGCTCACCGAGAAGTCGCTGTTCAGGGTGGTCGGGTTCCTCCAGGCCCTCGGCTTCCCCACGCCCAACAAGCGCATCAAGATCAATACCGCCAAGTTCGTCGGGCGCTCCCTCGCCGTCGAGGTCGATGATGGTGAGCCGTACAACGGCAGGACCAAGAGCGAGGTGCGGGGCTACGCCCGGCTCACCGCCGCCGACTCCAACGGGGCCAGCGCAGCCGCCGCCGACCTCGACCTTGATGGGCTGGACGAGTTCGCTGCCCCGCCGCCCACCGAGGTCAATCCCGAGGCAGCCGCGCTCAAGGCCCACGTCGAGGACGGCGACCCGGTGATCACCCCGCCGGAGGCCATCGACCTGGACGAGATCGACCTCGGGTAGCGGACCTGCTCCCCGCCGCCCGATGAAACGCGCAGCCCCGTCCCTGTCAGTCACCGCGTGGATCATGCCTCCAGCAGGTGCCTGTGTCTCCCAGGGCCGGGGCTGCGCTTCGTCGTGAGCCACTCCCAGCGCGAGACCCTGCTGGTCCGCCGGATCCGCAGGGCCATCGAGGAGCGCTGGCCCGCCGCCGTCGTGGTCAAGATCGCGGGAGGCCCCTACCAGCAGAGCGGCCTGCCCGACCTGCTAGTCATCCTCCTCGGTCGGCTGATCTGTCTGGAGGTGAAGGCACCCCAGCCCGGCGAGAGCGAGGAGCACGCTCGCAGCCGGGCGACCGTCCTCCAGCAGGCCACCCTCGACCGGCTCCACGAGGCCGGGGCCATCACCGCCGTCGTGGTCTCCGTCGAGGAGGCGCTGGCCCTGGTTGCCCAGGCCGAGGTCGGCATGGTAGATTGACCTAGGTCAAGCGCTAGGCTTGGCCCCACCTGAGAGGAACCACCGTCATGGCCCACAACTTCGAGACCGGGTTCGTCGTCCGCGAGCCCGCTTGGCACGGCCTCGCCAACGTGCTGGACGACTACCCCGGCGACTGGAACACCGCCCGCCGCCTGGCCGGGCTGGACTGGGAGCCCGTCGAGGCCCCCATCTTCGCCGCCCCGATGGAGACCCCGGAGACCATCTTCGCCGAGGTCCCCGCCGCCCCCGAGCCGCTCGACGGCTTCAAGGTGGTCCGCCGCTCCGACACCGGCAAGGTCCTCCACGTCCACCGGGACTCCTACGAGGTGTTCCCCAACGCCGACCTGGGTCCGCTCGTCGAGGCCTTCCTCGCCCAGGGCGAGGACGTCAAGTACGAGACCGCCGGGGTGCTCGACGGCGGCAAGAAGGTCTGGGTGATGGTGAAGTTGGCCGAGCCCTTCATGGTCCCCGGTGACCCGAGCGGCGCGACGCTCAGCCGCATCGCCATCCAGAACAGCCACGACTGCTCCGGGGCTCTCCGCGCCCAGCGGCTCCAGACCCGGATCGTCTGCGACAACACCTCGCTGGCCGCCGACCGCGAGGCGGGCAGGCATGGGCTGGAGTTCATGTTCCGCCACACCCAGCGGATCCACGAGTACGTCGAGCAGGCCAAGCAGGCGCTCGCCGGGCTCCACGCCGACCGGGCCAACTACCTGGAGTGGGCGGCCGACCTGCTCGACATCAGGATCAGCGAGCCCCAGGCCGAGGCCTTCATCCAGGCCTTCATCCCCCAGCCGGTCGGCGAGGTCGTCAGCGACCGGGTGCGGGGCAACGTCGAGGACGCCCAGGGACGGCTCCGCTCCATCCTCTCCAGCCCCACCACGGAGCAGGTGAAGCACACGGCCTACGGGCTCGTGGCGGCCTCCATCGAGTACCTCGACCACTCTCGGGCCTTCCGCTCGGCGGAGACCCACTTCACCCGGTCCTACCTGCGGCCCGAGCCCCTCAAGGCCAAGGCCGAGAAGATCGCCCGCGAGGTGGCGCTCCTCTCCTAGACCCTCTCAGGGGCAAGGGAGCCGCCCGGTCGATGCCAGGCCGGGCGGCTC